GCCAATTACGGACGTATAAATAGTCACTAGGGGTGATAACGTGTGATAATGTTGCCAAGATGCCCACCTTCCCGCCCAATAAATGTGCAGAATTTGGCTGCAAATTGTTATGCGCTAAAGGCAAATCTGTTTGCGCCGATCACGCTCCGAAAATTAAAGCAAATGACAACAGAAAACAGTTTAATAAAATGTATGCCATGATTGCATGGGATTCTGTGCGAGGCAGGGTATTATCTGAGCAGCCGCTGTGTCAATCTTGCCTGTGCAATGGCCATGTCAATATGGCTTCGCATGTCGATCATTTGTTTGCTTGGCGGGTTATTGGTGAACACGCATTTATGCACAATGTGTTTCAATCACTATGCCCAGAGTGCCACGGCATCAAATCGTCGTTAGAGAAAAAAGGCGTGTTTAGGCATTATGTACAGCCTGACATAATGGATTATCAGTTGGGCGATTACCACAAAGTATTGGAGAATCATGAGAGCAGCACCGAGACAAATTATTGAATTTATTCGCAATCCCGCAGCATGGGACGCCAAGGCGTTTGAGACTGCCATTAGAAATGAGGTGGAAAATAACACTGGCAATATCACGGCGTCTGATGAGTTGCTGATTGGATTGCTGGTCATGGTGGTGGAAACCATGATTACCGCCAATCTTCAGATCATAGACAACGGCCCCATCTATGAATACAACTCTGGTGATGCACCAAGTCCTTGGTACAAAATCCGCACCGAGTCGCTGGACAAAGCAATCAAAATATTGGCCGAGTTGGCGTTAGTTGCCCGTGGCCGACCCAAGAAATCAAATAAGGTAAGTGACGTTGATGAGTTATTCGCCACTGCTTAAACCAGCTTTTGAGTATGCCGTAGGCGTTGTCCGAGGCGATATCGCTGCGTGCGAGGATGTGCGCCTGGCGTGCCAGCGATTCCTCGACATGGTGGAACGCAAGGACGCACCCTATGAGTTTGTGCCGGCCAAAGCTGAACACATCCTAAAATTTGTCAAATTTACACGCCATGTCAAAGGGGCCGACGCTGGCCGAATCATTGAACTGAGCGGGTTCCAAGTATTGTTGTTGGCGGCTATCTACGGCTTCCGAGACAAGCGTGACAACAGTTTCCGTTGGACAACAGACGTTATTTTGTTTGTCCCTCGCAAGTCGGGCAAGACTACCCTAGCGTCCATCATCGCGCTTTACGAACTTCAGTTTGGCGATGCTGGTGCCGAAGTCTTTACCCTGGCGACCAACCGCGAGCAGGCCACCATTTGCTTTGACTCATCCAAGGCCATTGTGGAAAACATGAAGACGGAGTTGACCTCCAAATTTATTGTCTACCGTAATGAATTGAAAAAGGCCGGCGATTCCACCTCGACCTACCGCGCTTTGAGCCGCGACAACAAGAAGACTGGTGACGGCAAGAACCCGTCTTGCGCCATGATTGACGAAGCTGCCCAGATCACTGAGCGGTCTTCCATTGAGGTGCTGCATTCGGGTATGGGCGCACGCAAGAACCCGTTGCGGATGTACCTGACCACGGCCAGCTTTACCAAAGAAACCAAGTTCTTCGAAGACCTGAGTCATTTCCGCAACATTCTGCGCGGTGCCGCCCCAGACAATTACCGCTGGTTTGGTTTGCTGTACAGCATTGACCCAGGGGACGAATGGAGCAACCCGGAGGTATGGAGCAAGGCCAACCCCATGCTGGGGGTGTCCGTGACCAGGGAACACATTGCCCACATGGCGGAAGAGGCGTCGGCCAAGCCGGCCAGCCTGAATGAGTTCCTGTGCAAGCAACTGAACATTTACGTCAGTGCCAACAGCGCCTGGGTAGATCGCCGGTTCTGGGACGATTCTGTGGCCACCATGTCGGAGGATAAGCCAGAGGCCACTTTCATGGCGTTTGACTTGGCGCACAGCCGCGACTTGAATGCCGTCTGCACGCTCCATCGATATGCCGAGGAAGAGTTCTTTGCCAAGTTTCAATTCTTCCTGCCAGAAGAATCACTTTCCTTCATTCCTAACCACTATCGCTCGACCTACATGCAAGCGGTGGAGTCTGGCGTGTTGAAACTGACCCAGGGCAATGTCACCGACCTAAACGAAATTGAAACCTACATTGCCCAGCAATGTGAACAACACCAAGTCAAGGAAATCGGGTTTGACCCCTATAACGCTGCGACCCTGGTGGCCAATTTGTTTGGTAAGGGCTTGCCGGTGAAAAAAGTTGGCCAGAGTATGTCGGTCTTGTCAAACCCGTCCAAGACAGCAGAGCAACTGATTCTCAAGAAAGCCATCAAGCACGACGGCAATCCATTTGTCGGCTGGCAGATCGCCAACAGCGAATGCTATGTGGATGTAAATTCCAATGTGAAGGTACGCAAGAATGAATCTGACCCATCAGCCAAGGTGGACGGGGTTATTGCGCTGATCATGGCGTTGCATTGCCATCTGGATAATGTGTTTGTCAACGAATCATTTGGTTTTCGAGCGGTAGACTGGTAAAATCTGGGCTAATCGGAGAAAAACATGGCTATTTTGGACATTTTCAAGCGAAAAGAAGCGGTTTCAAGCGAATCCAATACCCTGTTTGGCCAGACTGCGCTGGGCAATAATATTGTTTACCAGGCTGGGAAGCCCCATCCGACGGTCAATACGCAGATTTTGTACGTCACCACGGCGGCGACAAATAATGCTGGCCGGCCAGTGGACATGTCGCTGCTTACGCGCAATTCAACGATCCTTGCGTGCGTAGCGGCCAAAGCCAGGGCTATTTCACAATTGCCAATCCGGGTAATGGCAGAACTGGACGATGGCACCTATGTGGACGCCTGCAAGGACGAAAAGGTAGGCAAGAGGGACAAAGCCAAGGCCAAGCAGGTTGCGTCGCTCCTGGCGTCCCCTAATCGCTTCCAGAGCGCCTATGAGTTCTGGTATCAGTGGATTATGTGGTACGAATTGTCTGGCGAGGCGTTCACTTTGTGGTGGCGCGAGAACCAGAACAATTCTCTGGAGACACCGCTGGAAATGTACATGCTGGACAGCACTCTGATTGCTGTGACCATTACGCCAACGCGATATCCCAGCTACAGGTTGTCCACGCCCAGCTATGGGTTTAGCCGCGACGAACCGCTGAATGCCCATCAGGTCATGCATGTAAAAGACATGGCATGGCAAGGCTCTGCAGGCTTCAATAAGGGCATCCTTGCGGCTGAGTTGGTCAGCTTGGATCAAGACATTGACCTGTATGCCAACTACGTCATGCAGAATGGTGCCAAGCCGTCTGGCATGTTCACAACAGAGCAAGTTATCCCCGATGGCAAGTTTAAAGAGATTGCTGCTCGCCTAAAAGAAGCTTGGGGCAGCATGACTGGAAGCCGGCAATCTGACCCCAGCAAGCCTGGCCAGGGTATGCTGCTCGACCAGGGAATGAAGTACACGCCTCTGCAAATGTTGACTTTGCAGGACGCTGACGCGCACAATCTGAAGATTCAAACCATGAAGCGGATTTGTGGTCTGTTTGGTGTGCCGCCGGCATTGGTTGGAATTGCCGACCAAAAGTACAACAACACTCAGACCATTCTGGATGAGTTTTACAAGTCAACAATCTATCCGACCACAGTGAATATTCAGCAAAAGCTGAAGATGCAATTGTTTGCAGGTTATCCAAACCTGAAAATTGAATTTGATACCAGGGACTTTTTGAAGGGTGCGCCACTGGATCAAATGAATTTTGTGGTGGCCGGGGTTGGTGCTGGAGTTATGACGCCAAACGAAGCCCGGCAATACATGAACATGCCCAACATTGACGGCGGCGACGATTTACTTGACCCGTCCGCGAAAACTGGTAACATACCGGGAACCAGCCCTCAAGACACGGGCGGTGGCGGTGGAAATCAAACCAGAAAAATGAATATTGGTAAACAATGATTTTTGCCGATACAATCAAGCAACTTTTCGCACGGCAAATTCAGCGTGCTGCGAAAAAATCTATCAAAATACAGGACATTGACAAAACCAAAGTTGATGGAGTAATTAATGACGCCAAAAAATTTGACGATGCTGTGCGAGGCCCGGCTGATGCCAGAGGCCAAAGGACAGACCGGAAAAATTGAAGCCACTGTGACCACTTGGGGCGCTCGCGAGGGCGCTGATGGCCGGCGATTTAACTATCAGCCTGAAGGCTTCATGGACTGGGCAGAAGCCTTTTCCAAGACTGGCAAGCCACTCCCAATGTTCATGAATCACCAGTCGGAAGCAATGCCCGTCGGTGAATGGACTTCATTTGAAATGACACCCGCGGGAATGACCGCAGAGGGTCGCATTTACATGAATACCGCTGCCGGCAAAGACATGCACACCATCATGTGCGAGTCGCCTACGATGTTTGGTGGCGTGTCCGTCGGTGCATATGCAGAAGACTATCAAATGGTCAATGCCGACGGCGAGCCAGATCAATCTGAAGAAGCCTATTTCCAAATCACCAAAGGTGGCCTCCGCGAAGTGTCCGTGGTAATGTATCCAAACAACCCTGAAGCAAACGTCAGCCGCCTTGAATACTTTCGGCCTGACGGTTCTGCTGATCTCAAGATCATGGAGCAAGCCCTGCGTGATGCCGGGCTTTCCAAGAGTGATGCGGTCGCTGCCGCATCAACTTTCAAGAAAGTTCTGGAGCAGCGTGATGCTGTTTCAAAGCCTATTGAAAATGCGACGCCCCAGCGTGATGCTGATGCGGAAGCGACCAACCACGCAGCTATTCTCGCGGCTTTAGAGCAACGCGAACTGTTGCAAATTCTCGACAAACGACTCAAAAGGTAACACCATGTCTCAAGTAATTCTCGACAAACTGGACGCCATTGAAGCCAAACAGCACGATGCTGTCCTGGCCGTGGAAGCCAAAATCCCTGCAGCCATTGATGCTGCTCGCGCCGATATCGACGCCAAAATGGCCGCTCTGGAAGCCAAAATTGCTTCTGTCCAGGCTCCCTCCATCATTCGGGTTGCCAAGTCTGTCCGCACTGATGTGAACCGCGCCGTGCGTGAGCAACTGGCCACCTATTACAAGGGCGCTCGCCAAGGTGAAAAAGAACTGAAAATGTTTGAAGATCAGGGTCAGTATGACGCCTACATGAAGGAAGCTGCCGGCCTAACCGCTGGTGGTGACGGTCAAGGTGGTCGCACCGGCTACGACCCTGTGTTCGTGGCTCTGCGTCTGGCCAATCAGTTGCGAGGCATATCCCGCACCGTAGCCACAGACGGTTCCAGCTATCAGTTCCGGGTCAAGACTGGCAACGCTGGCGCACAGTGGGGCTATGCCGTCCAGAACAACGGTTCACCTACCACGGAAAACACCAGCATCTGGCAGTTGGTGCTAAAAGACATCAACGTGCAGTTCCCAATCCGTACTGCGGCTCTGGATGACATTGATGGTCTGGAAGCCAACATTGTTGATGACATGCTCATGGAATTTGCCCAGGCAGAAGCCCAGTCCATGATCAGCAACAACGATCAGTCTGGCACTGGCTCATCCGTGACCACTGGTGGCGCTGACGGTCTGCGCGGTTTGAATCAGTACCCTGGCGCTAACGGCACCTATGCAGGCGGCACGACCTCTGCGGCTGCTTTTGGCACCTCTGGCACTGGCTCCACCACCGGCCTGCACAGTTTGGCGACTTACGACCAGTTGACCTCCAACGTCAACACCGTTGGTTTGAATAACGTCACATACAAAGACGTTATCAACACCATTTACGCGCTGCCGCAACAGTACTGGACTCCAGCAACCAAGTTCATGATTAACCCAATCCTGCTGCAAGCAATTCGCGGTCTGCAGGACACCAATGGTCGCCCGATTTTCAACTCTGTTGATTCTCTGTCGGTTGACGGTATTATTGGACAACTGCTTGGTTTTGATGTGGTTGTCAACAAATACTTGGACAGCCCAAGCCAGTTGACAACTGCTGCTGCAGCCACCTTGAGCAAGTACCCGATGTATTTCGGTGACTGGACTCGCGGTCACACCATCATTGATCGCTTGAACATGGTGATGCGTCGGTATGACCAGACTTTGCCTGGCTACATTACGTTCTACGGCGAAAAGCGTCTGGCCACCAGCGTGCGCGATCCAAACGCTTTGATCCGTTACCGTTCGACGGCCACTGCTGCCAACTAATAGTTGTGCGAGAAGGGAGGGGTTTTGGCCTCTCCCTGCCTTTTCGATTTCAATTGGAACAACAATGAAAACCATTACCGAAAAAATCCTGGGCGGCATTAAGCAGACGCTGGAAACCGGCGACAAAGTCAATATTGATTTGCGCGAAGCAGCAGGCTTGACCGGCAGCGGCGATGGTCAAGGTGGTCGGACTTATTTCGATGACGCTTTTGCTGCACTGCGATATGCCAACCCATTCCGCAGGTTTTCGCGGCAAGTTAAAGTTGCAGGCTCCAGCGCACAGTTTGTTGCAAAAACAGGCAATGCAGCCAACCAAACAAATCCTTGGGGCTACACGTTCACTCCCGACAGTGGCACGCCAGGAACAAACACCACGATCTGGCAATTGCCGACTCGCGTGATTACGGCTCAATTGCCCATCCGCACAGCAGCCATGTCAGACATCAATTACCTGAACGAAACCCTTGTTCAAGACTTGATGCTGGAATTTTCCGCCATTGAAGCAGCTTCGATGGCAGACAACAATGACCAAGCAGGCAGCACAACCACCGCCACAGGCGCAACAAGCGGTCTGCGTGGCTTAAACTACTATGCCGGCACCAGCGGGTCTGCAGCAGCTTACGGAACGTCTGGCACAGCCATCACGAATGGCTTGCACACTTTACGCACAGTTGGTCACGCCCACACGAGTGTAGATTATGAAACTTTGGCCGACATGGCTAATGCTCTTCCGCCTCAATACTGGAATTTGCCAGGAACTGCATGGCACATGCATCCGACCTACATTTCTGCAATCCGACAATATGAGCATGGCAGTAGCGGGTATTCGTTGTTGGAAACTGGCGAGTTGGGAGAAGGCCCAGCAGTTAACATCTTGGGTTTCCCTGTCATCCCCAACCCTTATCTCGACCCAACAGGCACGGCAGGCAACTTCCCTGTGTATCTTGCCAACTGGCCTCAGTTTATGACTATTGCCGACATTGAAGAAATGTCCATTCAAGCGATGGAAGAAACCACGCCAGGGTTCATTACGCTGTACGCAGAAAAACGTATGGTCAGCACGGTGCGAAATCCATTTGCTGGCGTTCGTCTAATTGAGACTTAAACAATGGCTGCTGACGTTTTAGTTTCTGGCTTGCCCTTTGGGGCAGCTACTCGCAACCCGTTCAACTATTCAAAAGTTGAACAGATCGGGCGTGACAACTCTACTGCCTGGTTGACCGAGGCGCAAATCACCAATCAATTGAACTTGTTTGGTGACACTAGCCAGGATACCTATCTGGACGGCCTGGAATTGGCCGTTAGGCAAGCGATTGAAGATTATCTAGGCATGTCTATCTTCCCAGTGTCCTATCGCGTCTGGTACGGCACAGAGAGTCTTGCAGCCGCCCCCGTAAGCCTTGATTTGCCAGAAGTCAGTCAGAATGCAAACCCAGCCTTGGCTGGCGTCACGATTACTTCATTGAAATATTGGAATGATGATTTCCCAGCCACTTCGGTGACTGTTTCATCTTCGCAATATTACTATGACGTTTCTGGCAATAAATTAATTGTTTTGAGTTTGCCAACAAGCATCAACTCAAGCATGACTGCACCAATTTACATTGATTACGCTACAGTGGCCAATCCTTTGGCCGCTTATCCTGTCATCAAACAGGCTGGGCTTTTGTTGTTGACTCATTTGTACAACAATCGTAGCGACACCACTGAACGCAAATTAAACAACATTCCTTTTGGTGTTTCAACTTTGCTTCGGCCATATAAGCCGCTGGTGATGTAAATGGCAATTGCACGGTTTGAAAATCTAAGTGTCAACAATCTTGCCTTTGGTAAATCAACTTTTGGCGAGCAAAGTACTGCCCAAACTGTATGGTTTACAACCCGTGGTCGTGTTCATTCTGTTGCCAACCATGTAAAGATTACAGATAAGTATCGGGTGTACTCTGACATTGTGGAATTCACATTAAATTACACTCCAAACATCAAAACGATTGTTGACAATCAAAATGCGTATTCAATTACCTGGCGTGGTTTTGATTGGCGAATTGACAATGTGCGAGAAGCTGATGACCGAATGACCGCAATGTTTATGTGCGTTCGCAATGATCCTGTGGTGGCGGTGTAATGGCGACTCAGCAAAATCCGGTCAACTATGCCAAGGCAATACAGTACCAACTGACCAGCATTGTCACGCCCGTGCCTGTGTATTCGGCATTCAACCGCAATTTTGCAACTGAATCAAAATTTGTTACTTGGATGCTCAGAAATGTGCATCAGCCTGTGTACACGGGCAGCAATCAAGCAAACAAAGGCATTGATCGACCAATCTTTCAGATTTCTATTTTTACGCAAGTAATTGAAGATGGGTTTACAATATCCAATCAAATTTTGCAGTCGCTGCATGGCTACTCAGGATTTTTTGGTGGAACTACCGGATGGATCAATGCTTCCGGTCAATTTGTTACTTGGACAAATGCTGCTCTTGACACAATAGGCTGGACATCGCCCAACACTGGCACAGGGTTTTATATTTCAAAAGCTGATGTTCATTGGCTTTACAATTCATACGACAATGAGCAGAAATTGGCGCAAGTGTTTTTAGACTGCACTCTTGACATTCCAACATAAAACACCCCAAACTACTTTTTGAAGGAACTGAAAAATGGCTCTGCCTAATAAAATTCTTCCCGGCTTTAGCGCCTCAATGTATGCTCAACCGTCAGCCAGTCCAACGCCTTTGACCTTGGCGCAACTGTCTTTGGTGGCCAGCACATCAGGCATCGCCATTTCGGGCAATTTGATGAACATTGAAGCGATTCCTGCCTTTGGCCAGGACGATGCTGTGGCATCGTTTACGGTTGCCGGCTCGCGTCAATCTGACAAGCTGCCTTCGCAGTCTGCTCCCACTTCGATGACGATCACATCCGCATGGAATCCATCGGATGCCGTGACGTTGCTGCTGCGCGGCGATGCTTACAGCGGTACGGTGGATCGCACATTTGTGATTGCTGCCACCGACGGCACCAACATTGTGTACTATGCCTTTAACGGGCGCGTGTCGCAATTTACTATTGATGCCCAGCCTGGCGCAGAAGCCAAGTGCATGTATTCCATTCACCCCCGTGGCAATCTGTACGGGTGGAGCAACAACGCTTAATCAGGAGAAACCATCATGGCAGCACCAGCATTAGTACTACCCGGCTTTAGCGCATCGATGTGGATGCAAACCGGAGCCGCTCCAACTGCATTGTCCACAGCCAACTTGTCTGTTTGGGCTGCTCAGGTTGCCGCAATTGTCGGCACAGTCGCCAACGGCACTGGCGGATCTGGCACTGCATTGAACATCGAAGCTGTGCCGGCCTTTGGCCAAGATGACGCAGTGGCCAGCTTCGGTGTGGCAGGGTCACGGCAGTCTGACAAAATCCCGACGCAATCGGCACCAACCTCCATGACGATCACTGCAGCATGGAATCCTTCGGATGCCGGTTTGCTTTTGATTCGTGGCGATGCCTATAGCGGCGTGATTGATCGAACATTTGTCGTGGCAGCGGTCAGTGGCGTTAGCACGATTGCTTATGCTTTCAATGGTCGCGTCAGTCAATTTACCATTGACGCACAGCCTGGTGCCGAGGCCAAATGCATGTTTACCATCCATCCTCGCGGCAACCAGTATGGCTGGAGCAACACGTAATGACTGCGCTTGATCAAGCGGTGCTTGATTTGACATCAGCTACTGGAGACCTGGATTTGATTGCCAGGTTTTCAGTAGTTGATGCCAATGAGGTTGCTGGCGCATTGCTGACAGTCGAAGCAGACTCTGCAGAAGGCGTTGCGTTGCGGCTGTTGTCCAAATACAACCCAATTGTGCAGACTGTAAAGGTCAGCAAAAAGTCGCCATGAAATTTAGCGTAGAGCAGGCCCAGCCCAACCCGGTCAGTGCATTTGCAACTTGCTTGTTGCATAGCGTGACTGGCGCTCATATGCTTCATTTGGCCAGTCGAAGCTTTGCTGAACATAAGGCGCTGGAAGCCTTCTATTCGGCCATTGGCGACCTGATTGATGGCTTTGTGGAAGCCTACCAAGGCAAATACGCCAATCGCATTTCCTACGTTGCCGGGTTTGATCTGCCGCCAGGGCCGATGGATTACATGTTGTATCTTAAAGATGAGGTGGCTACTTTGCGAGTTGCAAATGGTTTTCCTCAAGATTCAGAACTTCAAAACATCACTGACGAAATTGCTTCTTTAATTGATGGAACCCTTTATCAACTAACCCTCTTATGACCCAACATACGACAATACAAAATACAAGTGACCTTCTGAGTTTCTTGGTCAATCAGTCTGAAATTCGCAAAGACTGGTTTGGTTTTACACAGCAGCGAATGACCGCAGTTACACTAGCGCACGAAATTGCTGCAAGTCATGCTCATCACATGACCCCGGCCCAGGTGGTGGCTTACGCCCTGGCTTTGAATAACGAAATTTACAACAAAATCATTAAAGGATAAAACATGAGCAAATTAACTTCCGCTTTTGGTGACTCCAAAGCCCTCCGCATCAAAACCTTTACGCTTGGCGAACATGAATTCAAAGTTCGCGTTCCGTTGTCCAAAGAATTGGATGACATGCAGGCTCGCGTGGCCATTGTCGATAAAGACAAGGCAGAGGCACGCTACACCAAAATGGCTACGCCTTTTCTCAAAGATGACATTGCCGGCGTCGAGCGCCTGGGCGATGATGTGATTGTGGATGGCCGCTCTTTGCGGCAATTGATTCGCACCGTTTCCGAAATGGAAAACAAAATTGTCGAGTACGTCAAATTGCTAGTGCCGGTTGATGGCACCCTGGACGATTTGACATACGAAGAAATTGAGGCCGAATGGCCGACTCAGGTTCAAATGGAATTGCTTGAAGCAATTTCATCGGCCATTCAGCCTGGTTACAAGGACGCAAGAAAAAACTAATTCAGGACATTCACCTACAGGCCAGGGCTTATGTCTTGGCGCATGGAGGATGTCCTGATGAAATCAATTCGGAAGATTTTAGAAACATTGAAATCTTGTTGAGTGATGGCTTTATTGGAAACAAAGCAATTTTGCTGGCATTGAGTTGTTTGACCACTGGTAATCTGAATTCAAAACTCAAACAAACTTCGACGCCCTATACAATAAAAGATGTGCTACCGTCGGTGCATGAATACATTATTCCACCTCAAAGCGAGGAGGTAAAGCAAGTGCAAGTTCAAAACCAATTGCTTTCGTTCATGCTATCAAGACCTGAATCGAAAGAGCATTTGAAAGTATAAAGTGGCCGACTACACCCCAAACAACAGGACGATCAAGCTGGAAGGCTTTGCTGAGTTTGAGGAGCAGTTGAAAGCTATGGCCAAGGGGTTTCGGGCCGACACATTGGTCAGGCGCACTTTGGCCCTAGCGGCCAATGAAGCCATGAAACCTGTCGAACTGTCCGCCAAGACAATGGCTGCATACGATGGTAAAAACACTTCTCATGTTCACATGAGGGACACCATCCGCACGGATTACAGAATTCCCAACGAAAAAGACCAGCAATCTGGTTACGTCAACCCAACTGACGCAGTAATTGCCGTTGTTTCTGTCAAGCGAAGCGCGGTATCTCTGGCAAATGAATTTGGAACCAGTAAAATGTCTGCACGCCCATTCTTGCGCCCGGCGCTTGACAGCAATGCCGAAACAGTCCTTGGCGTGTTGAAAGGAAAACTGGCAGAGATTATTCCAGCTTACGCGCTGACACTGTCCAAACGAAGGAAGAAATAATGGCATCCAATAATATCGCTCGGCTGGGTGTAGTCCTGGGGTTGGACACGGCAGAATTTACGGCGTCGATTGACAAGGCAATCAGTGAAAACCGCAAACTTGGCCAGGCTATCAAACGCGAAAGCAATGCCGCAGCCGGCGAAATTGTTTCGCTAAAAAATGCTACGGATGATTACGGCAAAACCTTAACCAAGGTTCAAATCATTGAGCGAGAAATCAGCACAGGAAAATTTAGGCTGGCGTCAGATGATCTCAAAATGCAACTGCTGGCCCAGGCCGCTGCCTATGACCGAATTGCTGCAAGTTCTCTGAAGGCCGCTGGTGGCCTCACAGCATGGCAAAAACAAGGTCTGATGTACCAGACCACTGACTTCTTCACGCAGGTTGCTTCTGGCCAAAGCATCATGATCGCCGCCATTCAGCAGGGTGGCCAGTTGAAGGATCAAATGGGTGGCCTGGGCAATATGTTCCGGGTACTGACGCCGTTGATTGTGTCTCCAATGGGCGCTTTGGTGGCATTTGCCGCAACCCTTGGTTTGGCGGCGACTGCAGCCGTCATGGGTCGAAAAGAGTTTGATGCGCTCAACAACTCATTGATCCTGACTGGCCAGTATTCTGGCGTCACGACAGACAGCTTTAAGGTGATGGCTGAAACCATCAGCAGCACCTCCCGCGCAAGCATTGGCGGTGCCAAAGATATTTTGAATGCCATGATTGGCTCTGGCCAATTCACCAATCAAACCTTTGATTCGGTGTCAAAGACTATTCAAAGATTTTCGGAATTGAGTAGCCTGACATCCAAAGAAGCTGCAGCAAAGCTTATTCCAACACTGGATGGTTCAGCAGCCAGCGCCAAAAAACTAAACGATCAATACAACTTTTTGACGTTGGCTCAATACAAACAAATTGAAACATTAGAGCGACAAAACAAAATGCAAGAGTCAATTATATTGACTTCTGATTTAATGCGCGCTAGTTTTGACAAGACAAAAACAGAACTGGGTTATTTAGATCAAGCATTAGACTTTACCAAAAAGAAATGGAGTGAATTCTGGGATGCAGCCATGAATTTTGGCAAACCAGATTCTGTTCCCGATCAAATTAGAACCATTCAAGAACGTATCAATGCAATGGTAGAGCGAGGTGCGCCAAAACCACGGCCACTTCTTGGTGATAAAGATGAAAATGTCAAAGCATATGCTGATGAATTAAATCGTCTGGAAGATCAAAAAGCTAAATTAATTGCAATTTTAGTTAAAGCCAATGCAGACGCCAAAAAAATAGAAGGTGAAAAGAAAAAAATAAATGTTTATGCTGGCGATGGCGGCTATCAACATGAATTAAGTCTTAGACAAAGATTTCAAGATGCTGTTGATGCTTTGGACTATGACGATAGAAAATCAAATGCTGATGAAGAAAATAAAATTCAAATTGAATCTTATGAGCGCGGTCGCGCTTTGTTGGTTCAATATCATAGAGATATAGAAGGAAAAGATAAAAATTATCTTGTTTTGCGACGAAAAATTTATATGGAGGAATTGGCTTTAGAAGTTCAGCAATATGAGAAAAAATTAGAAGATTTTAGGCAAAAAAGATTAAATCTAGAAATTGATGCTGCAGAAGCAGAACGCGATGCTCGCAAAAAAATTGCCGATCAAGAAGCAGAAGACAAATTAAAAAGGTTAATGGATGATGTTGAATATTATCAAAAATCTCACACATCTAATTTAGAATCCAAAGACAAGCTTGAAGCCCAAATTAAAATGGTTGGTTGGAGTGAACGCCAGGTTAAATTGGCAGAGTTGGAAGCAAAATATCAAGAAGATATTTTAAATAATCAAAAGCAATATGGAGACAACGCAGAAGCTTTGGCGGCTCTAAACGCAATGGCTGAAGCCAAAAAGAAAGACGGAATATTGAATATTCAGTTAACCGATCAATTAAAATATTTGCAATCGATAAACGATGCTGTCTGGAACAACATGACTTCCGCTATTGATGAAATGGTGCAAAATGGCACAACATCATTTAGCAAACTAACGGAAAGCATTCTGAAAGACTTGCTGAAAATTGAATTGAAGAAGCAAGCCCTGGCGCTGTGGGAAATGGCCAGCGGTGGAAAAGGCTTCATGGGGATGGTCGGCAAAATCTTTGGCTTTGCCGATGGCGGCGACCCGCCGGTTGGCGTGCCTTCGATGGTTGGTGAGCGTGGCCCGGAGTTGTTTGTTCCCAAGACGGCTGGCACAATCGTGCCAAATCACATGCTGGGCAGTAGCCAGCAAGCGCCAACAATCAATTACAATGGCCCGTACATTGCCAGCATGAGCGCAATTGATACGCAGTCGGGTCTTCAGTTCCTGGCCAAGAACAAGCAGTCCGTCTGGTCTGTGTATCAGTCGGCCAATCGTAGTATCCCAATGTCACGTTAAGGAATCACAATGGCAGTCCCAAATACATTCGCAAGCGCAACCAGTTCCATTCCTCTTGCCAACCTAGACGCAAACTTTGCGTACTATGACGCAGGATTTTCGCTGAGTGGCTCGGCAGTCACGTTTGCAGGCAGCATCACGCTGACCACAGGCACAGCCAACGGAGTTCCATACCTCAACGCCAGCAAGGTGCTGACCAGCGGGGCTGTGCTGACCTTTGATGGCACAACCCTATCAAGCACAAAATTTGCTGGCGCACTGAACGGCACTGTCGGGGCTACAACGCCTACGACGGGGGCTTTTACTACGCTGAGTGCTACGGGAACGGCTGCAACAAACACTACATTTTTATCTGCAACGGGTACTACCACCGGATTTAACCGCGAAAGAATTTTTAACACTGGCGGCGATTTAAGGTTTGGGATTGACAGTAGTGTGGGGGCTGAAGCGTTGGCGGGGTCGGCGGCGTATTCGTCGTTTATTGGGTCATTTACAAACACCCCGTTCTATCTTGTTTCAAATAGCGCAATAGTTGGCACAGTCTCCTCCACCGGCCTAGCAGTCACCGGGACGCTGAGTGCTACGGGGCGGTCAGGCGTAACTATGTCGGGGCAGACTTCCGCCATAAGTCTTGGTCAGGTAAGTACCGACCCAACGTATGGATTGCTATCATTTAATGGAGCGTTTGCAGCAACTACGTTAACTGGTATCTGGGGAGGTGCAGGTAGTCCAGATATGATAATCGGCGTCCCTACTGGCGGTAGCATATACAGCAGAGTAAACAATAGCACTGTCACTCTTCTCAACTCCACCGGCCTAGCAGTCACCGGGGCGATTAGTGCGACGGGAGGTGTATCCCCACAACTTATAGCAACAGAATCAGGCGGTCTACTATATGCCGCAGTTCAGCTACAGGCAACATCAGCCGGTGGTAAGGTTTGGACAATAGCCTCAAATGCGACGAGTTCGCCTTTAGGTACTGCTGGGGGATTGAGCTTTAGAGATAGCTCGGTTGGTACGACTTACATGAATCTCACCACCACCGGCCTAGCAGTCACCGGGACGCTGAGTGCAAGTGGGGCAACTACTATTTCAGCGCAACTTACAGCATCGACTGGTGATGGAACATATCCAATAATCAGCAAAGACACTAGAGCATTTAGTGCGGGTGTTACCGGCCCACAGTTAGGGTTTTTTGGGCTGGATTCAACATCAACAAATAATTCACTTGGGGCAATTCGTGCGCTTGCACAAACCAGCCAAAACGGAACACTAGAGGCAAGAGTTTTAGTAAGCGGTTCCATAGCCACCATCGGCACATTCTCCTCCACCGGACTAGCAGTCACCGGGGCGCTGAGTAGCACCCTTGGCGCAACCATCCAAGGCTTGACCGTGGGCCGTGGTGCTGGTGCTGTGGCATCTAATACTGCGGTGGGTGCTAGTGCTTTGGCGGCTAATACAACTGGCACAGATAACACAGCCTTGGGTGATAGTGCATTGTTGTTAAATTCAACAGGAACTCAAAACACCGCAATTGGTCGTGTTGCGTTGGCTAACACTACGGCAAGTTTTAACACTGGTTTAGGTTTTTATGCTCTCGCACTAAATACTTCTGGTGCATCTAATACTGCTGTTGGAGTATCAGCACTTCAATCCAACACCACAGCCTCTTACAACACCGCTGTAGGTTATCAGGCGGGGTATAGTAATACTACTGGTACTCTAAACACTTCTTTAGGTAATTTGGCTGGATATTCAAATTCAACAAGTAATGCGGTAACGGCTATTGGTAGTCTTGTTCTACAAAACAATACTGCGGCCTACAACACTGGAGTTGGTTATAACGCTCTTAACGCTAACACTACGGGTACAAGCAACGTGGCGGTTGGTAGTGCAGATGCCACAACTTCTGCGGCATTAAGAAGCAACACAACAGGCTCTTTCAACTCAGCATTAGGCGTGGGAGCACTTGGCTCCAACACCACAGCATCTAACAATACCGCAGTAGGTTATCAGGCGGGGTATAGTAATACTACAGGTGCAGGTAACGTAGCATTAGGGTATCTGGCGGGGTACAGCACTACAACTGGAACTGGACAAAATACCTCTGCTGGGTCGTATGCGTTTTACGCCAACACAACGGGGTATTACAACAGTGCTTTTGGCTCAGAAGCAATGTACTACAACACCACGGGAGTACAAAATACCGCTGTTGGCAAAGCAGCACTTGGCAACAACACCACCGCTTCAAACAACACCGCTGTAGGTTTCCAAGCTGGGTATACGAATACAACTGGTGATGTAACTGCTGTTGGTCGGTTGGCAATGTACTCCAACACAACGGGCGTTGGTTCTACGGCAATGGGTTTGTCGGCGCTGTACTCCAATAATACGGGGGCGAGTAATACAGCTTTTGGCTATAGCGCCCTCTACTCCAACACCACAGCCTCCAACAACACCGCTGTGGGTTATCAGGCGGGGTATAGTAATACAACAGGGCCACAAACTGTGTCATTGGGATACCAAGCCCTTTACTCAAACACAACGGGTGGTTACCACACTGCCATAGGTTATCAAGCACTTGCTAGTGTAACCACAGGTGGATTTAATGCCGCTTTAGGCCAAGGCGCTGGTTCTGCCATAACAACAGGCTCCAAGAATACCATCATCGGCGGCTTCTCAGGCAACCAAGGTGGCCTAGACATTCGCACAGCAAGCAACTACATCGTGCTGTCTGATGGGGATGGGAATCCACGGGGTGTGTTCGATGGCAGCGGTAACTTGCTGGTGGGGACTACAAGCACAAGCGGCGCAACTGGTTTTGCATTCATAAGCCCCGGATCAAGCTCTGTTCAGCGTCTGATAATTGGTCATGTAATTGGCAACACTACGGGCGACACATACCATGAATTTAACTACAACAGCAGTCAAATCGGCTCAATTACACAATCAGGCACAACAGGCGTTCTGTACAACGTAACCTCCGACTACCGCCTTAAAACAGTAGTTGGCCCCGTGGCTGATGCAGGCCAACGCATTGATGCCTTGCAGCCTGTTGAGTACACATGGAACGCTGGCGGCGAACGTACTCGCGGTTTCTTGGCGCATCAATTCCAAGAGGTCTACCCAAGCAGCGTATCAGGCGATAAAGACGCTGTGGACGCTGAAGGCAAGCCCGTGTACCAGTCCATGCAAGCAAGCACCTCTGAGGTCATTGCCGACCTTGTTGCTGAACTCCAATCCCTCCGCGCCCGTGTCGCACAACTTGAAAGCAAACCATGACAACCTTCACCACAACCATCACCGCTATGTACACCCTGCAACAGCCTGACCCAAACTATGTGGTCAACGCTTTGTGGCAAGTCACAGGTGTAGACGGCTCCAACACCGCCAGTATCGGCGGCAACACGCAGTTTGACTCCCAGCAGGGCGCTGTGTTCATTCCCTACGACCAACTGACTGAGGCAGTGGTCATCGGCTGGATTCCTGAGTCTGCCATCACCAGCGCACAGGCTTGCGTACAGGGCCAGATTGACTCAATGATTACCCCACCTGTCAGCCCCGCCAACACACCCCTGCCTTGGGCCGCATAACGGGACGCTGCCACCCGCCCTTGGCAGCACATTGAAAGGACACGAAATGGAAAACAAAAAGCCCCAGATCGTCACGATAGACGGTGTTGAGCATGACGCCAACACTTTTACGGAACAGCAAATCTTGCTGTTGAACCACACCATCGACTTGGATCGCAAGATTGGCTCGACCCAGTTTCAGCTTCAGCAACTCCAAGTCGGCAAGGACTCGTTCCTAAAGCTGCTCAAAGAGGCGCTGATAACCCCTGAAAAGGTAGAAGCCGAAGCCGTATGAAAACCGCCCCGTTCCCCGTTCTGTGGTTCTTGAAAGCCAGCAACTCGCTGGCAATCACCATGCCGTGGAAGACCGTCTACTGCCGACCCGGACAGGAGGACAACTACGCCCTCGCCGCTCACGAGGCGGTGCATGTGTCACAGATTGAGCGGGACGGGGCTTTTCGGTGGACGGTGAAGATTTTCTGGTACTTGCTGCGCTACGGCTACATCAACAGCCCCTATGAGGTAGAGGCTAGGGCTAAGTCGGGATACTGATATGGACTTATTTGAAGTCCTGTCCAAAGCATGGCCGATACTGCTGGCGTTGATCACTTTGATTATCGTTTTGGCAAAGTTAGACTTGCGTGTTGCAGTTTTGGAAGAGAAGATCAAGACTCTGTTTGAACTCTTCAACCGGAAAGAAAAATAATGAGCCTGCAAACCATCCTGTCAATTGCTGAAACCGTAGCCATCAACGACCACAAGTTTGCAGGGCAAATGCTTTCGCGCAACATGCGGATCAGCACATCAGAGATATTGACGGTTCAGCCATTTCAGTTCACGATAAAGCCAAATGACTATCTGCTGTACTCGCAGAACCGTGCCGTGCTGTCTGCGCTGCGCGTGGCTGACCGGGTGGCAGAGCAATACCTGAACTACGCCTCTACAGGCTGGGTCAACTACATCGCCTACCAAGGCGACATGAGCGCAGTGCAAGCTGCCGCAGTCACGGTGCAAGCTGCATCTTCTGGCAAGACCATTGTGCTGGGTACGCTCCCGTCAATCACCTCCACCCTATTTATCGTCAAGGCTGGCGACTTTATCCAGGTTGGTCGGTATGCGTACATTGCAACAGCCAACGTCACTCGCGGCGGCGGCTCGACGGTCAACGTGCCTGTGCATCGATCATTGATTGATGCGCCAACAATCGGGATGCTGGCTGTCATCGGGCAATACGGCACCACCGTGGCCCTGGGCGGCTCAACGTACACCGGCATAACCTTCCCGGTCATTGTGCGCGATTATCCAACCTACACGCTTGTGCCAATGACCAACGACAGCTTCATTGCTTGGTCAAATGCATTCAGCGCAATGGAGGTTGTTTTGTGAATCAGATCCCTGCAGTTCAAAATACCAACATAATTCGGTATGCGGATTTCTTTCGGCTCACAACGCCAACCGGGACATATCTATTCTCTACAGCGCCTTATGCAATCGTTGTGCCTTCTATTTCTGCCTCGCCATTCTCGGCTCTTGGGCAGTTAATAAAAGTCAACGCCGCGCAACGCGACATCAAAAGCACAGCTAACGAAACCACCGTCACCCTGGTGGGGATTGACACCTCAATGCTGGCTATTGTGCTGGCTGAGAAAATCAAAGGTTCGCAGATTGAACTGTGGCATGGATTCTTTAATGCCAACAATGAGTTAATTACCACCACCCCAGTCGCATGGACAAACAACGCATCCGCCGTTATTGGCTGGACAAACAGTTCGTCTGTGTTGACGGATTGGACAGTAGATGCTGGCATTTCAGGGTTGTACAAATACTTCAATGGCTATGTAAATTCGTTCTCAATCTCAGAAGAATGGATGGAAGAAGTTCGCGCGTTTACAGGTGTCATTACCATAAGCGCATCCAGCTTCCAGCTTATCCTTCAGAATCGCACAGCAGGACGGTACACCAACGATGCATCCTGGCAATCGTTCAATTCCGGTGATACGTCGATGAACCGGGTGAATTTCATCTCAACCATCAATTACACATTTGGCAAGACGGCAGCATGAGGCCCACAATTCGAGATGCCAACCCGTTTGACATCCCGGCAATTCTGGGGATGCTGCGGCAGTACCGCGCATTTGCACCGCTGGAATTTTTGCAGGAGGTGGATGACGAAATTTACATCACCCAGGTGCTGACTGAAATAATGGCGGGTCGCGGGATTGCTCTGGTCGCGGAGACAGATAAAATTGACGGGATGCTGTTGGCGGCTATTTCGCCAAGTGCCTGGAGTCCCAAGCATTTGGTAATGATGGAGATGGCCTTTTGGATCAACGTAGAGGCCCGTGGCGGCTCTGCAGCGCACAGGTTGATAGCAGCTTACGTCGAACATGGAAATGCGCTTAAATCGCAGAAACGCATCTCGGCTTTCTTCATCAGTAAGATGGTGAACAGCCCAGACTTGAAATATGACAAGTTTGGTTTTAAGAAATTAGAAGATTTTTGGGTGATCTAAGATGCCAAGTTCAATAATTCTGACGGCAATATTTGGCGATGTGGTCATGGCTGCTGCTGCGCTTGGCGCAACGGGAATGGCAGTTGCATCGTTTGCCATCAACATCGTGGCGTCCATGATTGTCAGCAAAGCATTCGCACCCAACGTGGACAATGCCGCGATCAATGCCGCTGGCGCAAATCCCGGCAATCGCCAACAAATGCCGCCTGCTGGCGAGAACAAACTGCCAGTGCTGTACGGCTCAGGCTACATCGGCGGCATGGTGACTGACCTAAGTATCACCACCAACAATCAAATTCTTTACTATGTGTTGTCGCTGGCAGAAGTCACCAACACTGAAACTGGCGGCACAGCAGACACATACACTTTCGGGGATGTTTATTTTGGCGGTAAAAAGTGCGTCTTTGATGGCGCGGATTTGACCAAAGTTGTCGGGCTGCTGGACGAATCTACCGGATTAACCGACACAACTGTATCGGGCAATTTGTTCTTTTATCTTTATCGGAATGGCTCATCTTCTGGGGTAAACACCGCGCAGACTGCAATTGCCGTTATGCAAGATATCGATTGCGTCTATCAGTGGGACAACAACAAGCTGATGAGCAACTGCGCGTTCGCCATTATGAAAATGGTGTACAACCAGAATGCCAACCTGACGGGCATTCAGCAGACCAAATTCCAACTCACCAACAGTCGCACCAAACCTGGGGATTGCTTTACTGATTACTTGACCTCTACTCGGTATGGCGCGGCTGTGCCGGTGGCTGGCATTGATGCTGCAACAATGACTGCGCTGAATGTTTACAGTGATGGCGCATTTGCCTACACAAACAGTTCAGGCCCACAAACGCAAGCCCGATTCAGATTTGATGGAACCCTGGACACCAACCAGACCATCATGAACAATCTGCAACTCATGGCAAGCTGCTGCGATTGCTTGGTCAAGTACAACGAAATATCTGGTCTGTGGGGTGTGATTGTCCAATCTCCAGCCTATACCGTTGCGATGGCACTGTCTGATTCCAACATCATTTCAGCATTCCAAATCACACCCACTGATATTGCGTCCAGCTACAACATCGCAGAGGTCAAGTTTCCAGATGGCACAGCGCAAGACGCATTTGCCACAGCCACATTTAACCTTGCGGTCATCAATCCATCGCTTATGTATTCCAATGAGCCAGTCAACAAACAGGTCATCAACCTGCCGCTGGTCAACAACAACGTGCGAGCGCAATACTTGGCCAACAGGTTTTTGAAATCTGGCCGAGAGGATTTAAACCTGCGCTGCTCCATAAATTATGTTGGATTGCAGTTGGAAGCTGGCGATGTAGTAACCGTTACCAACACAAACTATGGTTGGACTGCCAAACTGTTTCGCATCAATCAGGTGGTAGAGAATTTTGGCGACGATGGAACAATCAGCGCGACTTTGGCGTTGATGGAATTTAATCCTACAGTTTACGATGACATAAGCATCACACAGTTTGTAACTGCCCCAAACACAGGCATCAGTTCGCCTTTGGCTTTTGGCACTTTGTTTGCGCCAACCATCACCAATCAATTACCTTCTGCCGCTGTGCCATCTTTTGGAGTTATCGTAACCGCTGCAAGTTCTGGCATTACGCAATACGCAGAAGTCTATTATTCTGCCTACGCAACACCAACAGAATCCCAGCGTCTTTTTGCAGGCACGACAGCTATCAATCCAGGCGGCAATCCCTACACGCCCAGTTTGAGCATGGGGACTGTGACGCTGAATACGCTGCCAGGTGGGGATTGGTATTTCTTTGTTCGCATGGTGAATGGCCTTGGCAAAAGTCCATTCTCTTCAGCATCGGCAGTTCTAAAATGGCGTCCAACGACTTTCCAATATGTTGATAGATATTTGGCAGTCGCATACGCCGACAACATCACAGGCACATCAGGTTTTAGCTATTCGCCGCGCAACAAGGGTTTCTACGGATTGTTTAACAATACCGTAGCCAACGGAGGAACTGACCCGACGCTGTACACATGGTACACAGCCAGTTCCAATTTCAGCACAGACAATTATTTGCTGTACGGGAATCGATCCAATCGCAAGTTTAGTTTTGCTGTTGGCAACGCTGGCTACATCAACCTTGGCGGCGCATTTGTCCCAAGCAATACCGCTGTGTACGACTCTAGCGTTTGGGGCGCGGCAGTTGACCCCACAGGCGGCCTGCAGACTTTTATTGATCTGGACGCTCGCACCGGACAATCTATTCTTGTGGGATCAACAGGCAACAACGTGAATGATGGTTTTTTGTCGGTGACTAACAATACCGATGGAACAATGAAAGTCAATCTGCACGACTTTCTAAATTTTGGCTCTGGCATTTATACCAAAAATTTTGCAGCCGCCACTTTGACAATTGACATTTATGGGCGTGTGGTTGGGTTTACTCAAGAGGATGATTTCTTTTACACCGAAACGGTATTTATCGCAACAGCCGCGCAAACAACATTTTCGTTGACGCACATTGTTGGTTATATTTTGGTGTTTAGAAATGGGGTGCTTTTGAATTCTGCCGAGTACACCGAGACAAGTACCACGGTGGTCATGACTAATGCTTGCGCGGCTGGAGAAACAATTGTGACCATTTATATGCGAGCAGTAAGCACCAGCGCATATTATGAGCCGCTAAACATTACGATTGCATCCAACACCAGCAACTCCATCACCTACAGCAGCGCACCCTGGGCTGAAATTGCCGCTGGAGATTTGCTGACTTTTAGTAACACAGGAACACCGACTCAATACACGGTGTCCACAATCAACACAACTACCAAAGTCATCACCTTCACCGCAACCATTGCAGGTGCAACAGCAGGCAACACGGTTTATCGGTATCGGGCGGCAGGTTCTACCTATGCACCGTTCACCCGGTTTGACCAAGACGTTGCTGCCATCACCACATTTTCGCCAACCACCTATGCGCTGAACAATGGTTTTGAAATGATCTATGTAAACGGATCGCAGATCAACGAAATTGATTACAACTTGGTCGGAAATGTGTTGGATGGGTTTCCGTCGGCTGTGACGGGCAAACTGTCCATCGTCCAGTTCTGGCAAAACAACTTGGGTGTGCCAGCGAGCAACATTGCCAACACCACAGCATATTCAACTGCCGGGCAGACCACATACCCATTCGCCAGCAACCCGTTGTCAATGGAGTTGTATGCAAATGGTGCATTCCTTACCAAAGGGTCAGGTTATGATTACACGGCAAGTGCGACAAACTTTATTTTGACCACAGCATACAACAACAACTCGACATTATTTAATCAGCAAACATTTGCCCGGATTGGAGCCGCCTGATGACACAAGCATATAACCTTTCGCAGCTTGCGAACAACCTCAACAGCACCGGGCAGCTAGACGCCACAGATGGTTTGGTCAATGCTGTGCCAATTGCAAATGGCGGCACAGGCGCATCAAGCGCCTCCGGAGCCAGGACGAACCTTGATGTTGCACAAGCTGTTTACGCAGTGCCTGCAGGCGGCATTATTATGTGGTCAGGCAGTGTGGGTTCAATCCCAACGGGATGGTTCCTTTGCAACGGAGCCAACGGCACACCCAACCTGTTAGACCGATTTGTCATTGCCGCAGGCTCAACTTATGCGGTTGCCGCGACGGGCGGTTCTGCCAATGCGATTGTCGTGAGCCACACCCACACAGCGACTGTGACAGACCCTGGACACACTCATGTATTTAGTGCTGACCAACAAACAGCTTCGGGAACCTTATATGGCGGTGGCCCTGTCGGGTCTACATCAGCCGCCAGCACATCATCAGCAGTGACTGGAATATCCGTTGCCAACAGCACTACAGGCAGCAGCGGAACCAACGCCAATTTGCCACCATACTACGCACTTGCGTTTATTATGAAATCTTGATCTGGAGCCGATAATGACTGACGATGATTTTAGGCGATTGGAAAGCAAAGTTGACAAGCTGACGGACGCTGTTGGCAAGCTGATCCTGTTTGAGGAACGGCAGGCTAACCAGGGCGCAAAGATTGTTGCTTTTGAAACGCAACTCAGCGTCCATGAGTCTATGCTGCATCGTACTGACCGCAAAGTCGATCAGTGGGTTAACCGTGGCGTCGGCATATGGGCGGCGGCGGCGATAGTGTTTTCATTTGTTCAATTCTGGAGAAAATGAAAGCCAAACTTACCTTTTGCGTGACGCTGATGGTCAGTGTGACCTTGTGCATTGTTGTGATTGGCATGGTCGGCGTGCTGATGATTGGGCTGTTTGATGAAAAAGTGGACAACTCGGAAATATTCAAATTGATTAGCCCAGCGTTTCAGACCATTGTCGGCGGGTTTATTGGGTTGCTTGCTGGCGTCAAACTATCACATGATGAAGAAGAACCAAAATGATCACTTTAATTACTACATTGGTTAGTTTCTTGGCGGGGGGCTTGCCCAAGCTGTTGGGGTTTTTCCAAGACCGTGCCGATAAGAGCCACGAAATGGCAATGGCTCGACTCCAGACTGAGCGTGAACTAGAACTCCGCAAAGCTGGTTTTGAAGCCCAGCAAAGGGTGGAGGAGATCAGGGTTGAGGGCCAGATGATAGAGGCGGCATCAGCAGAACGCAGCGCCCTATACGCCCATGACATTGCTATTGGTCAAGGTGCATCGCAGTGGATGGTTAATCTCCGTGCGGGGGTCAGGCCAATCATCACATACGGGTTGTTCTTGCTGCTAGTGTTTGTTGACGTTGCTGGGTTTGTTTATGCGTGGCAGCACGGCGTTGACTTTCAAGTCATGTTGAATAATATTTGGGACGATGAGACTCAGATCATTTGGGCAAGCGTCATTAGCTTTTGGTTCGGAAGTCAGGCTTTCAGCAAAAAATGAAAGTCTCTGCTTGGTGCAAAGAGATGATCAAGCACCATGAAGGTGTTAGATACAAGCCGTACCGTTGCCCTGCAAAACTTTGGACTGTAGGAGTTGGTCATGTTTTATACCCAGATCAAGGTCGTTTACCACTGGATCAAAGAGATGCTTACCCGCTTCAAGCAAAAGATCAACGTACGTTTCCCGGAGCCGAAGTAAATGGACTCCTTAGTGCTGATCTCATCCGATTTGAAGCTGGCATCGCCAAACTTTTTCCTATGGTACTTACCCAAGGTCAAAACGATGCTTTGTGCAGCTTTGCTTTTAATCTCGGTTTGGGCGGCGTACAGCGAAGCACCCTCCGTCAGAAGGTTCTGCGGGGTGAGATTGAAGCGGCGGCAGATGAGTTCCTAAAGTTCACCAGGGGCGGTGGTAAGGTTCTGCCAGGATTAGTCAAACGCCGTCAAGACGAACGTGCGTTGTTTTTGTCCTAAGTAAGTTCATAGCATCTCTTAGGTCTTGACGTAGCTGCTCAAGCGCCTCTTGCTGCTGCTGAAGGCGGATGTAAGCGTCCGAGGCGAACCTGTCCAGCGTCTGACGCTCCCAGGCTGCGAAGTTAGGCAGATCGTTCAATCTGATTCCTTATCCACTGCGGCCCACCCAACTTCAACAGCTTGACGCGCTGTGCTTTGGTCAGACGCAATGAGTAGACAACCATAAGTTCGGCGTCAGCTTTCTCTTTTCTCCGCGCAATCTCTCTTTCAATGCGTTCCCATTCATCATTTTCAGTAACCATTGTTGCGCTCCTTCAGTTTGTCTTCTGCCCACACCGCCCCTTGTGTAAACGTATTCAAAGCTGTGCCTTTCTTGCTGTCAATATGCTCCCAATCCGCATCCGTCAGCCCTACCCATGTGCACTGTGATTTGTTTACCATGTCATATGCATCAAGCATACTGATCACAAGTATTGGTCGGCCCTCAGTGTCCTCGTAAAGGGTTTCGTAAATGCACTTGGCTGGCACAAACTTTAAAAACTCTTCATAGGTCATGATTCTTCTCCTTTAGTTTGGCGTCATCAAAATCAAACCACTCATATATTTCAGTAAGCACTTCATTAACGATTGACTGATTAATGTCCGATTCACTTGGCGCATTGTTGTGCTTGTATGCTCTTTTGTGCCCCAAAACTACTCCGTCGAGGATGCACTTTTCAAGTAGTTGTGTGAATTTTGGTGTCATGTGTTGCGCTCCTCAATTTTGTCCAAGGCAGTCTCAATGCTGGCTCGTACTCCAAGACCCATCTCGTATATTTCAGTAATCTCATCATCCGTCAGACCCGCCCATTTGCGCTGTGCTGCCTTCTTGCCATCTGCAAACCCGCGCTGGTACACAATCAGCAGCGTGTCGGCGTAAACCTGTGTGTCATCGTCATCGTCCACCTTGGCCTGCGCTGCTTGGCGCTTTGAGTTGAATCCTGTCATGTGTTCCCCCTTGCTCTGATTTTCCCAGCTAATACCTTTGCTGCCCACTGGCCGTCTGTCAGCATTTCACCAGCAACGGGTGTGGAGGCGTCTGCACATACCTTCGCGCAAGCCTCACGCTCGGCAGCGGCACAGGCTTTGCCCCACGCCAGCATCTGCTCGACGGTGTAGCCACGAATCTTTGTGTTGCTTGGCAGGTGGGTGTCGATCACCAACATTTCGGGTAAGGTCATGTCAAGTACCCCAATATAAAAGCAAACGCCGCCACTGACACAACGGTGATCAGCATCACAATGGCAAACTGAACCCATTCGTTTGCGTATAGGTCTTCGATCTCATCATCTTTCATAGCGGACTCTCCTCATGGTTTGCGGGGTTGAACGGCATCGGCGGGATAGGCCGGTTGGGTGGTAGTTCAGTTGGGAAGGGCCAGGTGTTCATGTTTGATGCCCCCTAGACGGTAATTTAGATGCCACAAGACTGCCGGATCGCGGTACTTGCTGAGTGCTATCACCGTCACCAGTTCGGTACGTCCCCCGTTGCCACAAATCGTTTTTAGGGCCGCTGACTTCACCCGGCAACTTGACACGCTTGACGTATGAGCCAAGAGTTTCCTTTGTTTTTTTGTTCAACTCAAGCGCGGCGTGGCGCACTATGTGGGTAGGCGCACTATTTTTTATGATGTTTTTCATCTGAATCTCCAGAACCAAACGATCAATGTGGCCACATACACCACGGCCAGGACAAGCCGAAATGGTGATATGGATTTCATTTTTTCAGTCCTTGTTTGATGTAAAGCAGGGCTTGGCCAGACATTGTTCGGGTGTTGGCTTCGGCCTGCCGCTTAAGTTCTTCCATGACCGACAGGGGCAACCTGATGGTCATGAAATGCTCTTTAATTTCCTTATTCTTCGGCTGGGGTTTCATTGTCATTTCCAAGCAGCACTTTGCTGTCTTCGATCTTGGTGCCTGCAGTCAGCAAGCGCACAAGATCGTCCTGGCTGGCCGCGCTGGACTCCAGGCTGGAGCGAGCCACAAAGCGGCAAGCATCAGACCGACTGACGGCGCGGATGAGGCGTTGTTCGCTGGTACTTTTGTTGATGACCAGATAAATTCGATTTGCCATTTTTTTTCCTATTGAGATTGAAAGTTGTCGTAATAGGCACTGATTTGTTGTTTGGCATCTTCAGCACCTTTTCCCACTATAACAGAATAATTCACACGTTTTAAGTACTCAATGATTTCTTTTTGGTCAGGGCTTAAAACTCCTCCTTTTTGCCGTTTCATCTCGACCCACAAACGCCACGCTGGGATGAACAAATCAGGGATGCCCTTGACTGTCCCCTCGACTTTGAGCGCGGCGGCTGTGGCCATGCTCCTGGCCCCTCCGTTGGGGATTGAATGGATCAGCACCCCAGGATGCCGGCGGCGGAACCATTGCACGACCAAAGCTTGTTCGTAATGCTCGGAAGGAATTTTGTCGGCGCTCAAAATGGCAGATCCTGTTCCCACTTTGGGCATTGATCGACAGCCGCCGCAAAGTCTTCGGGTGGTGTCAAAAAGAATTCCGTGCAAGTTCCATCGTTGCCGTAGAACTGGCAAGTGTGGCAACACTGCGGTGGGCCTTTGATGTAGGCGTCCACAATGTCTTCGTAAATTTGCACAACCTGCGGTTTGGCATGTCTCATTTCCAACTCCTTTGCAACACACGGTAAAATTTGCCGTCTTTTTTGAACTCAATCAAAGCTGGTGGCTGGGCATTGTTCATGGCCTGGGTAATATTTTCCAACCCCACAATATTTACCAGCGAGGCTCCACCATTCTTGGACATCGTCAAGAGCAATCGCATGGCTTTTTCTGCGGCATACCCGTCGTGCAAGACCGTCAGGTACTCAGTGATTGGCATGTCACTCAACGCCCCGTAATAGGTCACGGCCAGCATTTCCTTGCCACTGGCGCGGCTTTCGTGGACTCTCCATTCCCAACTGCTCACTATAAGATCGGTGCCTTCCAGGCCCATGATGTCATCGTGTCTTAGCGCCAGCACAGGCGGATCTTTGACGGGGAAAGCAGTGCCACAGGCGGGGCATACGGCCACTGAAATGGCACACAATTCGCCGCAGTTATCACAGACTTTGACTGGTGCTTCCCCAGTACCTTCGCCGGCTTTCTTGGGCGTCTGCACGTTGGTGATCGGCCCATGCGTCTGCACCACGCCAGCAAAGTCCAGCACCAAACAATGATCGGTGTGGGACTTGGGTCGCAACCCCCTGCCGGCCATTTGGACGTACAAGCCAGGACTCATGGTAGGCCGCAACATGGCAATTAGGTCGATGTCTGGATAGTCAAATCCCGTTGTCAATACGTTGGCATTTGTCAGCGCCCTTAATTTCCCATTTTTGAAATCCTCCAACATTTGCTGGCGCTCTTTATGCGGCGTGTCGCCAGTCACGCAATCAGCGGCTATGCCGTTGTCTCGCAATACTTGGGCAATATGGTGAGCATGATTAACACCAGTGCAGAAAAATAACCATGCTTTTCTTTCTCCAGCAAGGTTTATAACTTCGCGCACCACCGATTCATTCTGCTCATTGGTATCGACTGCAGCCTGCAATTCCGCCTCAATGTACTCGCCACCACGCTTTTTGACTTGTGATATATCCAGCTTAGATTTGGTTACCTTTGAACGCAGCGTTGATAAAAATCCTTTGTAAATTAATTGCTCAATACTGACTGATTCAATCAACTCATCAAAGATGGCCGGCTTATCAGTGATCAGGCCATGCCCCAGGCGGTAAGGCGTGGCGGTCAGACCAATCACCCTCAAGGATGGATTGATTTTGCTCAGTTCGGTCAGCAAGTCGCGATAACCACCTTCATCTTTGTGGCTCACCAGATGAGCCTCATCAATGATGATCAGATCGACATGGCCAATTTGATCGGCTTTCTTGCTGATCGATTGAATGCCAGCAAAAGTAATCGGCTCCCCCAGGTCGCGGCGCTTCAGGCTGGCGCTGTAGATCCCCATTGGCGCTCCTGGCCAGTGCTGGCGCATTTTGTCGGCGTTTTGCACAATCAGTTCTTTGACATGGGTCAGCATCAGAATGCGTGTTTCAGGCCAAGACTGCAGCGCATCTTTGCACAGTGCGGCAATGATGTGAGACTTGCCTGACCCGGTGGGTAACACCAGGCAAGGGTTGCCCTTGTTGCCTGCCTCAAACCATTGGTAAAGCTGGTCGATGGTGGTTTGCTGGTAATCTCTCAGCATACCCTGCCATCCCATTCCTTCCGCAAATCCATCAAAAACGGGTCGGCGTCTACGCAAGCCGCGGTGTTGGCCAGCAATTCTTTGGAACCAAATACATCTGCCGCCGGCAAACCATTCAGGACTTCTTTTTTGCCAATGCGGTACTTGGCAACCCAATCCCGAGGACTATCAACAATCTGCCACGGCACCAGATCAGGGTGCAAGATATGTGACTCGCAGCCAATATGCTGGGCATCGCCAGGAATGATGTCATCCCAACGCACACAATGCCAAGTGCTATCCGACAGCGGCGTGGCGTTTGCACAAGTGCGACAAGTTACTTGCTTGGTGGTCTTGCTGCCAAAACAAAAATCGTGGCCTGGACAGTACTTGCATTCGAACCAAGTCGGGTCAGTACTCATAGGCTCGGGCATACGATCCGACAACGCTATTCGGTGGCCACGATCCACAAATTTCTGAGCCACTTCCTTGTCCAGTTTGACGCGCTCGGTGTAGATTCGGTCATCATCTTTGCAGATTGCCAAATACAACGCCCGATCAATTTTGGCACCCAGCATGTAAACCTGCATCTGAATGAAGTGCATAAATTTAGACTTTTCCACGCCGTCCTTGACCACGCCATCAAATGACTTTTTGGCGTGAGTTTTGAATTCGGCAATGTGCTTGGTTTTCCTGGCACCCGGCACACCAGAGTGAATAATGCCGTCCAGGCTGCCGCTCACATGGCTACCAAAGTCCACCCGACTTTGCGACCCGGTGGTGGCTCGGATATCGATGCCAATGTCGCGCAGGTCAGACACAATGGTGGCCTCTTCGTTTTGGCCACGGCGGAACAAACGCAGGATACGACCCTGGAATTTTTCCACGACGGCCCACCGAAATGACAGCCACAGCCAGCGATCACAGGGGTGGCCAAGGGTAGAGCAGCCCAAGTGTTGCCGGGGGCGCTCCTGGCGCTTCTCATGGGCCTCATCGATCAAAGATTCAATGGTTACGACTGGCTCTGTGGGTTCAGGTATTTGCATTTTCTTGTCTTCTGAAAAATTGGGGTACTTGCCTGCGCTTTCCCCCTGGTTGATTACTCTTTGACAAAAACACCGTTGGTTAGTAAGGTGCCTTTGCGGTCTTGAATCTGACGGAATGCCGAGTACATGCACACAATTAGATTGATGTCTTGCAGGGCGCAATAATTGATCAAGCAAACCATGACATCGCCAACGCCATCTTTAATTCCTTCCAAATCATTTTTGATGGTAGCGTCGGCCAGTTCTCCCATCTCGCTCATTGCTTTCAAAAGCTGAATTGCAGGGGTTGAGTTAGGAATGATCTTCCTGGCCTCTGCCCACTGGAGAATCTTCATCTCAATTTCGGCGTAGCTGCTCATTTCCGCGCCCAGGGTGGTGCAGCCTTGGGAGGTGCAGTGTTGGTAGCTGCTGGCGCTGTTTGTGACATGGCCGAGGGCATGGCCGCGCCGTTCAGTGACTTAAAGCCCTTTACGTCGTTGCCATCACCATACTGCTCATCCTTGCGGATGGTCAGTTTGATTTCCAGCCGGCCACCAATCAACTGATCAGTGTCGGTCACTTGGTTCAGACCGATGGCACGCATAATTTCGCCAAGCTGCTGCCTGCCAATTTCCTCCGCCTTGGGGTTGGGGTTTTTAATGTTCAAGTTGCCAAACACTGCCCGACCCTGGTGAGTTGGCCCGGTGATGTTGTAACGCACGCCGATATAGCTGCCCGTGCCGGCAGAAGTTTTTTTGACCTCTGCGGTGGCAATGACGGCTGAGTACCAGCCGGCGGGAAGTGGATCGTAGCTGTTGCCCTTGGGCAATGTGTCTACGCTGAAAGTTTGGTCGAGAAAAGCCATTTTTATTCCTTGATAATGGTGAATGATGGGCGTCCAGGGGTGGACGTAATAGCCAACGTGAGAGGCGCAATAAGGGCTTGGTCAGCCGCTTTCCACGCCGTCATGTTGATTTCTGGTTTCCAGCGAAACAAACTGGACAGGTGATCTTGCAGGCCAGCTTCCACGGCCACGGTTTGCAGTTTGTCCGAGTCAACTTTGCGATTTAACCGACCTTCAATTTTGACCTTGTAACCTTCAACCTGGTGGTTCAAAGTGCCGTCCAAGTCTTTTGGTATGGCCAGACTTTTGACAATCTGGTCTTCCAAATCTCGGCGCTCGGCCACTGCAGCGGTTTCCAACTTCTTGGCGTCCATCCATTTTTGATAGAGGCTCATACCACGCCGCCAATCTTCGCAATGATGGCCGTCATGTCCGGGGCTTCCCAGGCACCCAGCTTGCCGCTGCGGTCTTTGGCAGACCACAGGCCATCGCTGTCGCACATAAGCGCACGTTGCGTCACGCCATCGCCGTCTTTCTCAATTCGCAGTGCAAGCACCTCATCGAAAAAATACGGCAGCGCCTGGCCCGTCTTGGCACCCGGCATCGATGGGGCATAGAGCATCCGTCCCATTTCGTCGGTAGACTTTTCCAGCTTTGCAGTCATCAAAACGTGCCGTCCAGGGATATCTCTGAAGGCGCGGATGATGTCACTCATCTGTTCCTGCATCGCCCCATACGCTTGCCGCGGGTCTTTGGTCAATTTCTTTTCAGTGTTCAAACAGACCTCCGCAATTTCAGAAATTGAATCCAGCCCAACCGATTGGAAAGCTTGCGCCTCTGCCGATTGCGTCAGCCATTCGTAAGCTTCTTTAAGTTCATCCATTGAAGTAATCTCAATAAACTGCAAATCGGCGTCTTGAACAGACAACAGACCACCTTCTGCGGACAACACAATAGGTGTTGGCAACGTCTTCATCAGGGTGGTCTTGCCAGCCCCCGCCGGCCCATAGACCAGCGCCTTCACACCGTTGGCCACAAGGCCGCGAGTACTCTTCACATTGATAGCCATTTGGCTTTCTCCTTTTCACACCCGTCTGGAAATCAGTTCGGTGAGTAAGCACATTCTAGCACGGTTTCATGCTACAGTGTCAACAGCTTTTCAACAAAAACATTGGAAAAAGATGGCCAATCTCTCAAACATCCTTGGCGGTTCATGGTCGCCACCACCCGAAAAACAGGTCGATGCGCCTGACATTCAACTCAAGGATGCCATGCTCGGCGCGGGGCTTAAACCACCCGACATCATCCTGCTGGACGGCAAGCTGCACCGATTTAACAGCGGCACCAAGGGTGACAAGGGCCACGATAAGCCGGGGTGGTACATAGCGTTTGGGGATGGCGTCCCGGCAGGCCGATTCGGTTGCTGGCGCTCGGGTATTGAACTGACTTGGCAGGCCGAGATTGGGCGCAACCTGACGGTGGCCGAGGAAATGTCACAGACCCGCCGCTTTTCAGAAGCCAAAGCCCAGCGAGATGTCGAGCAGAAAAAGTCTCGAGAGGTCGCTGCCAACACCGTGGATTTGATCTGGTCGAGTTGCGTTGGCGCAAGTCCAGAACATCCCTATCTCAAGCGCAAGGGCATCAAGCCCAACGGTGCCAGGGTCACAGGCGATGGCCGACTGGTGGTGCCACTCTACGATGAGGACGGCACCCTGGCCACCCTGCAATACATCGATGGGGAAGGCGGCAAGCTTTATCACCCTGGCGGTGCGACAGGCGGCAAATTCAACATTTTAGGCTCACTGGATGAGCCTGGCACGGTGTATGTGGCCGAGGGCTTTGCTACCGCGGCGACCATCCATGAAATCACTGGCAGGCCATGCGTGGTGGCTTACAGCGCCAGCAATTTGGTGCCGGTGGTCGAGGTTTTGCACAAATCCCATCCCGACATGATGGTGGTTGCCGACCACGATGCGTCGGGCGTTGGCCAGAAATATGCAGAGCAGGCCAGTGCGCGGTATGGGGTCAAAATGGTTATCCCGCCCATCATGGGGGATGCCAATGATTACGTCCAGGCCGGCAATGACCTGGCGGTGCTGCTGGCCCCGCAGCTTCCGTCGTACAAACTGAACAAGGCCAAAGTCCTGGCCGCGCAGCCGGCACCCATCAAGTGGCTCATCAAGGGCTGGATTCAGGAAAATGCTTTGGTCATGGTGCATGGCCCAAGCGGCGGTGGCAAGACCTTTGTGGTGCTTGACTGGCTGATGCGTCTGGCCGCTAAGAAAACCGACTGGCTCGGGCATAAAGTCAAGACCGGCAATGTGGTTTACCTGGCCGGCGAGGGCCATCACGGCCTGCGCTCACGGATTGCCGGGTGGATGCATAAGAACGAAGCCGACGATCCTGACATGTGGGTGTCCGAGGCCGGCTGCGACCTGAACACCGCCGAGGGCTACAGGAAAGTGTGCGAAGCCATCCGCGCGCTGGGCGTGATTCCAAATGTGATCGCCGTCGATACCCTGCACCGATTTATGGCCGGCGATGAGAACAGCGCCCAGGACGCCAAGACCATGCTGGACGCCTGCGCGGCACTGATGAAGGAATTTGGCTGCACAGTCATCTTGGTGCATCACACAGGCGTGTCTGATGAGGCCCAGCACCGGGCGCGGGGCAGTTCAGCCTGGCGTGGTGCCTTGGACATTGAGATCAGTATCGTGCCAAGCAAGGATGATGCCCCGATGGAAATCGTGCAGCGTAAGAGCAAAGACGCTGAAATAGTTACTCCAATTTATGCAAGATTGGTTAGTTTTCCGATACCAAACTGGTTTGATGAAGATGGTGAGCCAGTTACTACTGCTTTAGTCGAGCAAGCCGAGTCATTTGAGAAGGAAGAAAAGTCCAAAAAAGACTCAAAGATATCAGTGCATCAAAAGACGTTTGAAAATGGTTGGTGGGCATCACAATGCGAGGTGCGTAATGGCTCTCCATATTTGAGTAGATCGGCATTGCAGAATAAATTGCTTGCAGATGGCCGAAAAGAACGCACGGTTGAGAACGATTTGAACCCGTCATATCCTGATAAATTGATCGGAGCTTTGCTGATGGGGCGTGCCATTGAGGTGTTTGAGCATGGCTGGATCGTGGTCGATACCGTCCAGGCGGGTGCCATGATGATGGACAAAAACAAGCGATAGGGTTCCACCCTAATCACCCTGAGGGTGATTTAGGGTGATTAGGGTGATTGGGGGGCAAAGCATCATTTTTAGCACCCTAATCACCCTAGTACCGTACCCCCTCTCTATACGGAGGGGTAGGGTACTTAGGGTGAGGGTGGTAAATGTGATGCAGGACGCCAGGGTGGAAATATTTTTGAGAATCGGGGGGCAATGATGAGGACGTATTTGGGCCAGGTGCCAAAAATGGCAGATGGATGGGAATTGCTGGAAAAGTACACGGATGACGATCAGGTCGCTTGGCTGGTGTTTCGTCGGGGCCAGGAACATACCCCGGACTGGAGTACCTATAAAGTGGTGGCAGATGGTAGGGCTGCAAACAAGGCAAATTACTGGCTGGTTCGCAATGATCGAACTGGGCAAATTGGCTTTGCCAGAGATTACGCTTCTATGCGTGAAAACAGGCCGAAATTGCATTCGAAAATTGAGCGTATTTTAATTGGCATTTGACCATTAAAACTATGGCCTGAGAATGCTAAAATTGCATAAGGCGCAATTAGTGTTTTCTAAATTATTTTCCTGGTGTAAAAAATAATTATTATTTTTGTTTTTTTTAGGTTTTGAAAAAGCCGATTTCATAAATTTTTTGGTTGGGCTAGAAAAATCGATCGAATTTTTTTTTTTCAAAGCCGACGTAAGGGTTTAGGGGTTTTTTGCCCCCCCGTTCGTTTTATTGTCAAATTTTAGCAAATTTTGCCAAATTTTGCCAAATTTCAGATCGAATTGCCAAATTTTGCCGAATTTTGCCGAATTTTATCTCTATTTGCACGCCCAGGCCGACCCAGGCACAGCCCAGGCACTTCCAGGCACGCCCAGGCACGCCCAGGCACAGCCCAGGCACGCCCAGGCACAGCCCAGGCACAGCCCAGGCACAG